GAATAAGAGTAAAGAATAATAATAAAATACCACCTGCTATTAGCTTACCAGAAAAATTTGTAGAACCAATCTTTATTGCAACAAACTCGTTACTTAGTATTCTTAGAGATAGCTCGAAACTATTCTCATCAATCTTTACATTTATTGGTTTTTTATCTTCTTGTTTCAATCTTTAATACTCCTCAAACTCTCCATAACTTTATCTATATCTGGTTCAGTGCCATTCGGATCATACACACATTTGTATTTTTTTGGACACCACGCTTCAATCAACATGGTAAAAGTTTTATTACCCCCTTGATATATACATGCTTTTTTGTTTGTGTATTTTGACGTAATTCTCTTTTTAAGTCTACAAGTTGTATATTTAACCGTTTTTTTTTACCTTGCCATATCTTTTGTTGTCTTGTGTAGTCTCTGGGTTTGTATTTATAACCCTCTGTCATTTGTATATAGTTCTCTGCTTTTGCTTTTTTCATCCATATACCTGCAACTAAAACTGCAAAACCACCTATAATAGCTACAACTATCAACCAAGTGATAGCTTCACCTATCTGTCTTCTAAGTTGTTGTTGTTTGTAAATTGTTTGTTGTCGTTCTTTTCTGATCTGTCCTTCCATCTTTAACAGATCGTCATACGCTTGTGGGCCATACGTCATGTTCAAAAACATCTTGAGTTCGTACCTTTGTTCCTCAAGTTTCTTCTTGGCTGCATAAGCAGAGAGAGCTGCTTCCTCAATAGATCCAGCCTTGAAAAGTTTACCAAACAACGGAGGATTTTTTGCTTGTTTTTCAGCGTTATCAACATCAGATACAGCTCCCATCCATCTACCGATATCTCCAGACATTTGTTCTATATCTCTACCGACTGCAAATCCTTTCTTGATTGCGTCAAATGCTTTGGAAGCCACACCCATAGCGAGAGATATAGTGACTGGATCCATCTTTACCTACCTTTTAAAGAGGCCTGCGTATTTATCCTATAGATATTTACATCATTTCTATCTTCTGCAATTTGTTCTTGGGTTTTTGTCCTTTGTTGTGCCAAATCAAACGCTTGTTGTAGTTTAGCTGCGTCAATTTGGAAGTTCATCATGTCATTTATAGACTTTCTTTGCAGTTCGGCAGTGTCGTTCTCTAGTTCTTTCTCTCTGATTGCCACAAGTGGGTCTGGTTTCTGTGCTGGTTCAATGGCAGGCATAATTTCTTTCAATATTTCACCAATTTGTTGCGAAATCGCTGCTTCAACAGCTTGTGGTGCAATTTGTGGCGGTTGTTCACCCCTAGCCACCGCTTCTTGTATCATTGTTTGGAAGAATTTAGTCACTTGGTCTCTTGCCAACGCACTAACATGCTCTTGGACATGAGATTGTAGCAACAAAAACCCTTGTGGGTTGGTTTGTGCCACCATGTTTGACAAAAATAAAGCATGAACCACTAAATGTGCCTCGTGATCTTGTTCTGGAAACACTTGAAGTGGTGCACCTTTCATAGAATTAGCGTTTTCTGTCGCTGGATCTACTGGTGCAGGTGGTTGTGGTGGCGGTAAAATGCCATCAATGTTCTTTACATCAAGTGCATCGTACATTCTTCGGTATGCCTCGTACTGATTATGTATTTGTGGTGCAGCTTGTGCTAGTTGCAACTGTGTTTGTGCCAATGACAGACGTTGTGACATAGAAAATATGTTAGGATCTGACACTGGA